TGCGAGAAGGATCGCGACAATGATGAGCGCGGCGATTTTCAGACGGCGGGCGCGTGCGGGAACGTGATCGACGGTCATGCGGCAACTCCAAACAGGGTGGTTTGCACCGCGCGTGGCGCGGGCGGATTGGTGATGGGGGGCGCGGCGATCGGCGCCGGCCGGGTCGGTGGCGTCCGCTTCTCGCGGGGGCGGGCGGGCGGGCGCATTGCTGCTTCGCGCCGAAGCTGCATGTTCGTGTCGGCGATCAGGCGAGCCGGGGGACTGGTGGTTTCCCACCAGACCAATGTGTCGACGGCATCGGCGAACCCGACTGTCTCGAAGCAATGCGGCATGGCCTCTGCGGCGCGACGTGCGACCTCGGCCGCTTCGCTCAACATCTGGCGCCGCTCGTATGGCCACGCGCCGCCCAAATCGGGATCGTCGATCCATTCCCCCGCCGGCGCCAGCGCCGCGATGGCGCGCCAGCTGCAGGCGACGGCGAAGGTGACGCGGACCGCCTCGATCGCTGCGGCACGCGTAATCGCCTTTTTAGCGAACAGGGCGCGGTACCGCGTAGCGTTGTCGGCGTGGATTTTGACCGCGACGGCTGCGAGCAGCTTGTGATCGTTGTGCCAACGGGGACGCATCAGAGCATCCCCAGATTCTGCATGTAGAGTTCGAGGATCGCTTCCTCTTCCTGAAACTCTTCCTTTGCCTTTTTGCGGATCTTACGGATGGCCTCTAAGGTTTTGCCGCTGAACCCCCGGCCCTTGGCCTCGGCGATCACGTCGGCAATATCGCCCGAGATCCCATCACGCTCCTCGTGGAGCCGCTCCAACCTTTCGAGCAGCAGACGCAGCTCTTCAGCGGCCGTCTCGCCGTTGGTCTTGATCGGGTCGGGTGCGTGGCGCTTCTTCGTCTTCGCGCCGCGGGCGGGCGGGATGTACGGCGTCGGGACGTGGCGGGTTTCCCCGCCGGCGCCGCGCACGAGCCGCATGGTCGTGATCGCGTTCATGCTGCCAGCCTTTCGGCGCCGGCAATGCAGTAATTGCAGACGGCATGGGTCAGCGTGCAGGTTCCGCCGCAAGCATTGTGACGCGAGCATCCGCAGCTGCGGCAGATTGCCGGGTGGCGATCGGCGGGTTCGTCGATCAACTGGTGATAGACGTCGGCGTCGAGCGGGAAGATGCCCCCGAGGACGTCGATCACCGGGCGGTATTTCGAGCGGGCGCCGGGTATCTCCAGCTGCTCCACGGTGGCGAGCGCCTGTGCGACGCTGTCGAACAGCCGGCGCGGGCGGCGGTCGCCGAAGAAGCGCTTGATCTTGATCTCGTAGAGGCGGCGAGCGACCTCCATGCGGGACAGGCCGGACGCCTCACGGCGCAGGGTGAGGTATTGCGCCGGGGTGATCGGCAGGGCCGCGGCGATCGAGACGGCATGATCTGCGACGGGCGTGGGATAGGCGAGCATTTAGATGGCTCCTTTCAGCGAGCGGCAGGTGCGGGTTGGTGATCGGGGTTGCGGAAGATCCAGCAGCTGGTGGTCTTCTCGGTGAGGCGGCTGTTGACCGGCTTCACGTCGACGAATTTGCGGCGCTTGCTGGTCTTGAGCAGACGTTTCAGCTCGTTGGTCGCGCACGGAAGGCGCAGGCCGGCGTCGGCACAGCGCTTCTCGAAATCGACAAGGCTGATCGCGTGAACATCGGCCGTCCGGCTGTGATCAATGCACGCCGTGCGGTCCGTGTTGATGGGATTGTTCAGGTAATCGAACCGCTCCCAGAACCATTCGACATGCGCGTGATCCGTTTCGACGGCGCGCTGCCGTTCCTCGAGCATCGTCAGCACGAAGGCCTGCGCCTGCTCTATCTGCGAGTTCGTCAGGTTCGTGACAACCAAGCGCATCGCATCGAGCATCGCGGCGAGCTGGGCGTGGTTCTTCGCCAAGCGCCCGTTGCGGATGCCAGGGTGCCGCAGCATCCTCGCCTCGTGATGCTTGAACGCTTCGCGATAGGCGGTGAGAATCTGATCTTCGCGGCGGACGACGTGAATGATGAAACCGGAGACGTCCTCGACGTCGATCCGCGCCAGCTGCTCGCCTGCGGTCTTGCCGGCGACGCTGAACAGGGTCTTGTCGAAGTGGATCGCCATGATGCGCTCGCGGAGAGCCGGCGAGGCTTCGACGGTGTCGTTCTGCGCCACGACGATCGCGCCCCGGAACGGCGGTTCGAAGGTCTCCATGCCGCCATTGGCAATTGCGCGGGTGCGGACGGCGCGACCGTTATAGGCGGTCTTCAGCTCGTCCCATTCGAACTTGCGTCCATGGGGCGCGTCCTGTCCGCGGTCGGCCTCGATCAGCACGACGGGCAGGTTGCCGACCGATCCGAGGGTGCGCGCGATACCGGCGTTCGTCGCTTTGGTCGGGTCGAACCCCTCGTAATTCGAGCGGCCGAGCAGCTTCCACAGGAACTCCAGCAGAGTCGTCTTGCCGGTCCCGGGAAGGCCCGTCATTTCGAGGAACGCGAGGCTGCCCTGCTCCCGCCGAATGTGATCGGCAAAGAGGCTCAACGTCCAGAATGCGAGGGTGACAATGCCCTTCGGGCCGTAGGCGGTGCAGAGAGGCGGCACCCATGACAGGTTCGGCTTCTCGGCGTCGTAGGAGATCTTGAGCAGGCGATCGGACGTGCGCAGCTTCACCGACTGCTTGCCGAGGGTAAAATACTCCTCGTCGTTCGGCTCGTGAACGCGGCCCTTGTGAACGGCGATGTCGCCGAAGATCCATGCGCCGTGCTCGATCGAATAGCCGGTGTGCTGGATCGCCTCGACCAGCTGAATGCCGTGCCACTGCAGCTGCATCAGGCGGTCGATCTGGAATTGATTGCCGGTCCACTGCGCGCCGGGTGCGATCGAGGCGAGGCGCTTTTTGAACTCGCCGTTGGTCGAGCATGCCGAGCCGGAAAACGTCGCCTTTACGCTGTGCCGACCCTTGGGAAAGTCGATGCGGAGGAAGTAGGCGCCCTCTTCGAGGTTCGGGTCGCGCTGGAAGTAGAGGGTGCGGAAGACACAGTTCGCGAGCTCGTCGATGTCGATCGCTTCTTCAGCGGCGAGATCCCACCGCGCGCCTGCCGACATGTCCTTGATGTGCGCGTGCTCGGGATCCTCGCTATCCATCCACTGCTGCTGGATCTGGTTGATCCGCTCGATCGAGAACGTCGCCCACAGCTGCTTGCCGGCGAACGTGATCGGGAAGGATGCGTAGCGCTCCTTCTTGTAGACCAGCATCGCCTTCTCGGTAGCGCTGGCGGCGATGGTGACGTCGCCGTTCCAGATGTAGCTATCAAGATCCTCGGCGGTGAGCTTGTCCGCCTGATGCAGATCGTTCCAGTCGCTCTTGGCGCCTTCGCCATCGGGGCTGACCTGAGCGGCACCGCACAGCAGGCCATCCTCGCGACCCTTCTTCACGAACTCGCGGGCGTAACGGACACCGGCCTTGCCGACGTCGTAGGCGAAGATCAGCTTTGGTGTGGTGCGGCTGGCGTCGGCAGCGGCCTTGCGCAGGGCGTCGATCGCCGCGGCTGGGTAGTTGTTGCATGACAGGGTGCTGACAGCGATGGCGCCGCGGTCGCGGAATGCCGGCGACTGATTCAGCGCTATGGCGTCGAAGATCCCCTCCGCGACCCAAACCTCTTTCGCCTGGGCAAGGATGGCGTCGGTGTGGCCCGGCATCGCCCACCACAGGCCCTGATATTTCGAACCGAATGCGAACCGGGCCTTCTTTTTCCCGAACCGCGCCGGCTGATCGATCAGCCGTTCCCAATAGGTGTTTGGTGCGCCGGGCAGAGAGAAGCGAACGGTTGCCGTGCTGATGTTCAGCGCACGATCGTCGTAGACCTCCTGCGTGTAACAGCCGCGCAGGCCCTGCAGGTCGAAGCCGCGGGCATGCTGGAGATAGGCGTCGGCAGCAGCGTGCGGGTTCTCGCGGGTGCGAACGTGCCGCTTGGACCAGTCATCGAATATTTCGGGGTAGAGCGGCTTGACCTGAAACGTCTCGCCGCAACGGTTCTCACGCCCGCAGCGCAGCACGAACGGCTTATCGGCCCATGTGAACAGTTCGCGCTTGTCGCAGGCCGGGCATTTGCCCTCCTGCAGATACTTGCCCTTCTCCTTGAAGCCATAGTCGGCCTTCAGTTTCGAGAGGACTTCACGGAGAACGTCTGATTGCACGAGGGGCGATCTTTCAGGGCAAGCGGGTGGCGTTGCCGGAAGCGGGGGCTTTCGGCGGGCAGCGGGTCAGCGAAGGCAGGTGCGGCGATCAGCCGCGGGGGATCAGGTGTTCATGGGCGGCGCAAACACGGCGCAGAGTGCGGCGCCGATGCCGTGGTCGTCGTTCGCAGGAAGCGGGGGATTGCCGTCGTTCGCAGCTACCGCTGGTCGACCGCGCCACTCGCCATAGGGGATCTGCACCTTCGGGTTCGGCTGCGCCGAAGGCCGCAGGGTGCGGATCACCGACAGCTGGGCCACAAAGACGTGTCCGCAATCGACGTTCTCGCAGGTCATGCGCAGCTCGCGGATGAGGTCGTACACGTCGCAGCTATTCCGCACGATGCTACGCGTCTGGCAGTGCGGGCAGGCAATTGCCGGCATCCGCGCTGCATATGGTCGCTTCTCTTTCTTCACTGGTTGCCCCCGGCAGTTTCCGCGCCCGACCCTTTGTCGGACGGAAGGAAGGGTGACAGGCGCCGGATCAGCCGCCCGAAAGCGCTGTGGGCCTGTTCAGCCTCGCCGAGCGCGCGGAGCGCCTGCAGTGGCGAGACGTTGGTAACGGTGAGCGCAACGGCGGCAGCGAGGGCGTCGCCGCTCTCCGAGGACGCATCCGCAATCGCGTCGGCAAGCTGACGGCGGCAGGCATCCAACCGTTCGCGCGCCTCGTGCATCTGATGTTCGAAGGTGTCGAGGAACGGTGAGCCGTCCCCGCCAGCTGCTCGGTATGCCGCGTCAAACGCCAGCGCGAGCGATATGGACGGGGTCGCCTTGCAGCTATCCTCCGACCAGTAGCGCACCGTGCGTTCACGACGTGCGGCCATCTTGTCGCATGCAGGCCAGCCGATAACGCCGGCGACACGGGTCATCGCTGCAGGAAAGGTCAGGGGTGCGCGAAGGTGCGTCATGCGCCCGCTGCCCGCTTCATTCCGGCGCGCCGATCGAAAGCGACGATCGGCGCGCCGACCTCTACTGCCGGAGCCTCGACGGGAGAGAAGGCCGGTGCTTCAGCAGGAGGATAGATGTCGGGACGGAGCAAATGACGCGAGACGCCGCTCTCTGCCTCGACGGTGATGACGTGTTCGGCAGGAAGCCGCTTGCCGCTCTGCAGCCACTTCCAGACGGCTGTCTGTGATACCCCGCAAAGGCGAGCATACGCTGATTGCGATCCGATCTTTTCGACCGACGCTTTCAGCGCTTCGAAGGGGGTGGTTCCTGCGTCCATGACAACCAGCTACAACCGCAGTTGTCGGTCTGTCAACAATTAGCCTTCCGTATCCGAAATAAACTTTGGTTGTAGGTATGCAGCATGATTGTGATGGATCGATTAGCCGATCGAATGCGGCATCTCGGGTTTAGCCAAGCGGAGCTCGCGCGCCGTGTCGGCATCTCGCAGCAGGCGATCGGCAAGCTGGTGAACGGCTCGTCGCGCAGCACGCCGAACATCGGAAAAATTGCGCAGATACTGGAAACGACGCCGGCGTATCTTGTTGGTCAGGTCGACGACCCACAGGAGGGAGCGATGCTGTTACCGACCGACGAGGTCATAGCTGATCAGCTCGATCTCGTTGTGATTGACGAAATCGACCTCGCCTTCGGTTTGGGCGAAACGTACACCGATCATGTCCCGATCGAGGTGACCCCGCGCCATTTCCCGCGCGCCTGGTTAGCGGCTTTGACCGACGCCGTGCCTTCGATGTTGGTTTTCGCTCGCGGGCGTGGCGACTCAATGATGCCGACGCTGATCGATGGCGACATCGTTCTGATCGATAAATCCCAGACGAATTTCCACCAGCAAGACGTTCTATGGGCGCTCACAATGGGCGATGCAGCGATGATCAAGCGGTTGCGCGTTAGACCGTCCGGTCGCATCGCCATCCTCTCCGACAACCCGACCGTCCCGCAGGATGAGGTCGCGAGCAACGAAATTAGGATCATCGGTCGAGTGGTATTTAT